GATACCAGTTGGCTTACCAGTACCATCACCATTGAAGAAGGAATCCTCTTCACGGCTACCGATACGTCTAGCGAATTCTTTAGAGATGTAAGCTTCTAAGTTGAAAACACTATCAGCGAGTAATTCATTAGAAACTTTGATTAAAGTGCCTAATTTGAATGCACCGATAGAGACTTGACCGAAAGCATCATCACTATCAGGAATTAAGCCTTCTTCATCAACCCAAGAAGCTGTACCTTTGGAAGCCACAACAGGAATCTTGCGATCACCGCTTTGAGTTTGAATAACATGAGCTAATTTTCTGAAGATGTTTTCTTCTTGTAAAGCTTCCACTAAAGTGTGTTCGAATTCATCAGGAACTAAATAGCCACCTTCAGAATCAGTACCAACTTGAAGAGCATCAGCGACCTCAGGTCTCACCGCTTTAGATTTCATCGCGTTCCAGAAAGCTTTATTATAGACTTTGGATTTGTTACCAGTTTCATCTTCACCTGCTTTTGGATTGGTTAAGATTGGAGTATTAACTGGTTTGCTTAATTCGACTTCAATCGCGTTCATTCTTTCATGACGCTTAATCTCGTTAGTGAGAGAGTCGAATTCTTTCTCCATTTCAGCATACTTGGCATCATCTTCAACGCCAAGCACACCTTTTTCATTTGTGTGAGAATCAAGGAAGGATTTCATCGTATCCCATAACTTGGCTCTCTTTTCAGTTAATTGTGCTAAATTCATAAATCGATAAATCCTCCTAGATAATTCTTTTAAGCACGTCTAACTCATTATTGAGCTGTTCGATATTTCGACCAGATTGTTCAGGAGTTTGGTCTTCTCCTTTAAATTTGTTTAGAAGAGCGGTTTGATAAGACTTTTGAGAGAACATATAACCATCCATCTCATTAGCCACTGGTTTCTCTTCTAACATCCCATCAGCAAAATGAAGCTCAATCGCCTTCTTAGCATTCATCCATGACTCATCATCCATCATGTGAGAAAGCACAGTTCTTGATTGACCTGTCTTAAGCTCATAGGCGTTAATGATTGATTCTTTCACTTCTTCGAGGACTTCGATGGCTTTAGCCATATCTCTATGGTCTCCTGCCGCGATCATCGATGGGTTATGAATCATCATTAAGGAAGTCGGGGACATGAGTACTTTGTCACCAGCCATAGCGATAACTGATGCCGCACTAGCTGCGAGACCATCAATCTTAACCGTGACTGTATTTTTGTACTCTTTGAGCATCGTGTAGATTTGACTCGCTGCGATGCAGTCACCACCCGGAGAATTAATCCAAACTGTAATAGGACCATCGCCGCTCATGAGTTCGGATTTGAACATTTGAGGAGTAACCTCATCTCCAAACCAGGACTCTTCAGCAATTGTCCCGTTAAGTTCTAGGATTCTTTCTTCTACTTCCGCTTCGTTTTTCACCTTTTTCCAGTTCCAAAACTTCATCATTAGTAGATTCCTCCTCAGTTTTGTTATTTGCATAAGCTCCTGCTTTGTCTAAAGGGAGCATGTTGCCGTTAATAAGGTACAGGTCACCACCTTCTTCAGCAGGTATCCTGTCTAAGTTCTCAAGCTCACGGATATCGTTTGCAGACATCCATCCGTTTTGTCTTCCAATGGCGTAACCTTGCATTCGAGATTGATAATCGCCACGTAAAAGACCCTCAAGATTGAACTTGAAGAAATATGTTTTTTTATCTGATGGATTGATTAAAGCACGGGATAAACTTTGCTCCCATCTCACGATCCATGGGGATAACGAATATTTAACGAACTCGAGAGATTGTTGTTCGATATTAGAGAACGAACTTTTTTCTAAATCACCCACCATATGCGGGGGAATTCTGAAAATTCTCGCGATTTCGTCAATTTGAAATTTTCTTGTTTCGAGGAATTGTGCTTGTTCAGGAGAAATGGAAATCGGTGTATATTTCATTCCTTCCTCAAGAACCGCAACTTTTCCGGAATTACCACTACCACCAAACTGTGACTGCCAAGCTTCTCTGACCTTCTCCGGATTCTTAATCGTTCCGGGGTGTTCGAGTACACCACTCGGGGCAGCGCCATTAGCGATAAACTTAGCGGCATATTCATCAGAAGCAATTCCTAAACCGATAGCGTTTTTAGCCATAGCGATTGGAGAGTAACCCAAGAGTCCATCGAAACCCAAAGCAGGGATATGGAGAACTTCTCTGCTGGTAAGTGTCACTGTACCTATCTGTCCAGTTTTAGCTTCATCACTACCTTTGTTATAGGTATAGATAATATGTCCTGACTCATCTCTATCAACACTCATGCGGTTAGGCATCAACGGATAGAGAGCTATAATTTCACCTTTACCATTTCTAATAATTTGAGCATATGCATTACCCCAAAGGAGTAAGTGAGTCATTAGGGTTTCTCTAAAAAGAAAAGAAGTCATCTCAGGATTTGGCTCATCGTGAAGCAAGTGATACAAGTTGTTATCAACTGCTTTTTCTTTAGAGCCATCATCCGTATACCTATAAAGGTGTAACGGAAGACCTGCGATAGCTTCTGACAAGATTCTGACACATGCGTATACAGCACTTAACTGCATCGCACTTCGTTCAGTGACAATCTTTCCTGCGGTACTGCCACCTAAATAAAAGGTATAAGCACTACCAGGAGTACGATCATCGACTTTTGGTATTTTCTTACGTGAGAATAATCCCATGTGAATTCCTCCTTAAATAAAAAGGATGCCCCTACTGTCATAGACAGATTCAGAACTTCCTTGATTTCTTATTGCTCTATCAAGAGCCATGACTAATGCAACCGCACCATCAATTTTTTCTGTGGATTTAGATTTATCCATCTTAATGTTTCCAGCCGGGTCAGTACGAATACACACATTATCCATCATCCATCTAAGAACTGGATGCCCGTTATGTTTCAGCTTCTTTCCCAACACTAAGTTCATTAACTCCTTAGTAGGCGGAGACATTGAAGAGAATCCTTGACCGAATGGGACAACTTTGAACCCCATATTTTCGAGATCTTGGGTCATTTGCACAGCACCCCATCTGTCGTATGAAATCTCAGAGATGTTGTAGATTGTTCCGAGCTGCTCAATGAACTGCTCAATAAAACCATAATGGATAACATTTCCTTCAGTGGATATTAAGTAACCCTGCTTTTTCCAAATGTCGTATGGGACATGATCTTTGCTAATCCTGTGTTCCATATTTTCTTCCGGAATCCAGAAGTATGGCAAAACATAATAATTGTCATCTTTATCATTTGGAGGGAAGACTAATACAAAGGCAGTAATATCGTTAGTGCTAGATAAGTCTAGACCACCATAACATAGCCTTCCTTTCAAATCTTCAGGAGAAAATGACACCTTGCAATCATCCCATTTCTCCATTGGCATCCATCTGATTGCTTGCTTTGTCCATTGATTTAATCTAAGTTGTCGGAACGTATTCTCCTCAACAGGATTTTGTCTAGCAGATTCAAATGCTGCTTGAACCTTATCCATCTGAACAGTGATACCTAAAGAAGGATTAGCTTTCTTCCAAACTTTAGGATCAGTCCAATCATCATCCATTTCAGCACCATAGATGACTGGATAGAATGTTTTATCCACTCTTCTACCATCTATGATGTCTTTGGCTTTTTGGTGTTGTTCATAGCAAATGCTATGAATGTCAGTCCCTGCCGTGGTGATAAGAAAAGCTAACGGTTGTTGTCTAGCATCACCACTACCTTTGGTCATGACATCGAATAATTTTCTATCAGGTTGAGCATGAAGCTCATCAAAGATGAGACCATGAACGGAGAAACCGTGTTTAGAATATGCTTCAGCGGATAATACCTGATAGAAACTATTAGTAGGAAGGTATACGATTCTTTTTGTCGCAGCGAGAATCTTACATCTCTTATTTAAGGCTGGGCACATACGAATCATGTCAGCAGCTACTTCAAAAACAATAGAAGCTTGTTGACGGTCACTCGCACATCCGTACACCTCTGCGGATATTTCATTATCGAAGCAAGTAAGGAGTAAAGCAACTGCTGCCGCTAATTCAGATTTTCCTTGCTTCTTGGGTATTTCAATATAAGCAGTGTTAAACTGACGATAACCATTAGATTTTACTATTCCAAAGAGATCGCGAATGATCTGTTCTTGCCAGTCAATTAACTCGAATCTTTCACCAGCCCATACCCCTTTTGTGTGGCAGAGCTGTTCAATAAAATCTACTGCAAAATCCGCTTTTTCTTTATCGTAATGAGAATTTTTATCCTTAAACCTAGTCGGCTTGTACTTCTTTAGTTTTCGTATCAACTTCAATCACCAAATCCGAGTATGGGATATCAACCCCATCTCTACGACAATAAACACCTTCACTATTACCAGTATTCTCAACATATCTGCGAAGAATGACTGAAGCGTACTTTTCATCAAGTTCCATCGTATAGCAGATACGGTTAGTGAGTTCACAAGCCATCAAAGTGCTACCGCTGCCCCCGAAGGTATCAACAACAATAGCGTTTTCTTGTGAGCTATTCTGAATTGGGTAAGAAAGAAGGTCGAGAGGTTTTGAAGTGGGGTGGTTCTCATTACGTTTTGGTTTTTTGAAATTCCACACAGTAGTTTGTTTTCTATCGCTGTACCACTTATGGGTTCCATTTTGTAAGAATCCATAAAGAACTGGTTCATGTTGCCATTGATAATCAGATCTTCCTAAAACGAGAGAGTCTTTCACCCAAATGCAGCATCCCGCTAAATGGAATCCTGCTTCTTCAAAGGCAACTCTGAATTTAGTTCCTTCTGTATCAGCATGGAAACAATATGCACTAGCACCCGGAACAGCGTTATTCACTAGATTAACAAATGCACCATATAAGAAGTTTGTGAAGTTATCACCTTTAAGTGCATCGTTTTTAATCTTTAATCCTGAACTAGATTTGAAATCAACTCCATATGGTGGGTCGACAAGAATAAGATTAGCTTTCTTGCCGTCCATTAAAGCAGTTACATCATCTGGATTAGTAGCATCACCGCAGTAAAGACGGTGTCTACCCACAAACCAAATATCACCTCGTTTAACAAATGAAGCTTTTTCTAATGCTGCCGATAAATCGTAGTCATCATCTTCCACTTCTGTTTTTGTTTTGAAAAAATCATTTAATTCTTTTTCATCAAAACCAGTGAGAGATAAATCGAAGTCGCTAGCTTCTAAGTCAGCTAATTCAACTTTTAGCATTTCTTCATCCCAACCAGCATCCAAAGCGAGACGGTTGTCTGCAATAACATAAGCTTTTCTTTGAGCTGGGGTGAGATAGTTTTCTTTAATACATGGTACTTGTTTCATACCTAATCTTTGAGCGGCAATGAGTCTGCAGTGACCTGCTGTAATAACATAATCCTCACTGATGAGAATTGGGTTAATAAAACCGAACTCTTTTATCGACGCCATTACTTTGGAGATTTGTTCATCGGTATGAGTTCGGCTATTGTTCACATATGGGATTAACTTTTCTACATCAACGAGTTCATAATCGAGTAATTTTGTGTCCATTATAAAAGTCCTCCTTCTGCAAACTTCTCAAATCCACCACGCCCGATGATGAATTCTCTAGCAATTTCCACTATTTCTGAGTAAGGCTTACCGTCGACATATTCATCACCAATGGCACAGGAGAGAGAAACAACCTCTCCAGTTTCTTGAGCTTTTAAGAATGCATAAATATTTACAGAAACATCTGCCTTTGATAAATCTTTGCCATGTAAGCCACCACCGGATACTGAATCAGCCATATCAGAACCCAATTTTCTGTTAGTGGCTCCGCAGTCAACTCCAGTACCGCCAGTCCAATCACCTAATGGGTTGATGATGGCATCAGGATACATTTCTTTTAAGTCTTCAGTTTTAGCATTGCTTTGACAAATAATTAGCTTTTCGCCATCCAGCACATATTTGCCATCATATGGGTAATGAAAAGTAATCTTGTTAGCAATATTACAGAGCACCTTCTGTTCTTTGGTTAGTGGCACACCTTTGAAGATGCCGTTATCACCACACCTAACCATTCCTTCTTGGTTATGAGCTAAATGTGGGTCTTGCGGAACCTCAACATAGTCCACTTCCACTTTTCCAGCGATGCGTTTAACAATCTTTTTAATTCTTGAGGTATCAAGTAGAACAGATGTCTCAGCAATGATGTGACATACACCATGACCAATCAACACCTCAACCGCGATTCTAGGGTTTTCCTGAGTGTTATAAGCTAAATCGACAATCGCACCTGCAATTCGATCAGCAATTTTGTCAGGATGATATTTGTTTACTCTTTCGTAAGCCATGAATAATCCTCCTAAGCCATGTAGATGACTGAATCACCAAAAGTAGCTTTGATGTATTCAGCGATGTTTTCTTGTTTTAAGGCTTCAATCAAAACGAGTGTCTTCTCTGACTCTTCGTTTCCTTCTTTCACCGCGATAACATTAGCCATCTTCTTCGCAATGTCAGAATTTTTATCTTCAGTAACTAAACACTTATCAACCACTCCGGAAGAAAGAGCATAGTTACCGTTAATCACTGAATATTCACAGTCGGATAACATAAGAGGAATGTTTTGAGCTTCCACTCTTACGATGTTGGCATCATCCATTCCATGTAGTGCGAGTAAAATATTCGCACGGTCATAGTTGCTCTTATCG